AGACGCCTGCGATGTTGAGGGCGACCAGCTCTAGCACAAAGATGTAGGTCACAACCGGGCGCACCGAGGCGCGAAGGTTGATCATCCATTGGCTTGCGCCTTTGCCGATCTCAACGTCGTGGCTATACAGCGCCTGACGCTCTTCGGCAGCCGTCTGCGTCTGCACCTGCTCTAGTTTGATTTCCTCAACCCGTGCCTGCGCGATAAACCCACGTTCTGCGAGGGCTAGTTCACGCTCCTTTTGCGCGGCAACTAGGGCAAGCTCATGCTTCTTGTCCTGCCGGTCTTGGAAAATTTGCAGAATCTTGGGCAAACCGCCCGCAAGGAACGACAAGAACGTGCTAACCATCGTCATCATTTGTTGCGCTCCTCCATCAGTTTGACGCGCACCTGTAGGTCATGGATGTCCTCCATGATGTCGTCCTTCAATTCTTGACGGCGCGACGCGCTTAACGGGCTGTCAGTCGGCACCCCGTCCTCGGTGATCAGGATGGGGATTTTTGACTCAATAGCAATCAGGCGATTGTTGAACGATGCGATTTCCGCAAGCAGCCAGCCTACAGCGGCCAGCAGCACCGGGAACAACATATCCACAATCTTCTGCATATTCACTTTTGCACAGCCTCAAGAAGCAAAACGGCCATGCTGCCGAGCGCGCCAAGGAGGATGAGGATAATTGCACCGCCCACCTTCAGCATAAGTTGCTCAAGGCGCTTCAGTCGCGCATGGATGGCCTCGTAACGCACCGTGCAAACGTCAATGTGGCTCGTCACGGTCGTCTCTAGCTCTTGCACCGTCGTCATTACGCACTCCACGGCAGCGGCTTGGCGACGGTCGGCGGGTTGACCTGCATATCTAACTCACGCGCCACGTTTGCCTCAACCTCTGCCTTGTCCACGCCGTTTGCCCAAATCCAACCTAGCACGATGTCCTCGGTCAAATCGGGGTAGGCCACGAAAACGTCGCCCGGTGAGGCAAAGCCCATGCTGCCGTAGTTGGACGCGCTGTAGTCGCCGCTTGTAGCCGTGCAGCGCCAATTTGCAGTCACTACGCAATCGGTGTACGAGCCGTCTACCGGCTTTACGACCATGCTTTCTACTTTCCAATTAGCCATTGTCCGTCTCCTTCTGTTCGGCTTGCGCCTTTACTTGCGCGTCAATCTTAACCAACAACGGCCATGCGCCGCTGCTTGTCGGGAGTTGTCCCAATACTTGCAGGATGGCCTGCACTTCCTCGGGTGTAAGGTCTAGTTTCACTTTGCCTCCAATTAGCCGCAATACAGAACAGTCGGCACACAGTACGATCCGTCAGCATATTGATGCGTTTTGACCGTGCTGGTGACTTTGCCAATGGTGCTGCTGCGGATAATGTCATCCGCTTGGACACGCGCCGTGCCGTCGCCGTTGGATTCCAGTAAATCTCCTTCCTGCACCGTGACGCTGCTGTTGACGCGACAAATAAACGCACCAACCGACGTAATTAGCATATCGTTGGTTGCAGTCCAGTCGTTATCCCAAGCCATAAAAACGCCGTAGACTTTCTTGCTGCCAGCGGTGTCGCTGATCTTGGACTTGGGCAGACGCTCATTCTGCTCACCCGGCCACACGCACAATTCGTTAATAGACTCCATAACCGTGCCGCGCAGAATGTCCGGCTTGCTGCCGTCTTGCAGTTGCGACCAATGCGAACCCGCAAAAGCGTTATACGAAATGGTGTTGCCGCTTACCGAAATGCTGCCTTCCGTGGTTCCGTCTTGATGAAATATAACAATGTCACCATCGTTAGTTTTGCGATTAAAACCGGCAACAGCATTGCTGTCGCGAGAAACTGAAATGTACCCTGATGATCCAATTGCAACACCCGCCACGTTGCTAGACGCGGGAGAAATGTCGTTGTTTCCAACCGTGGTAGTTCCCGCAAAATAATTCTGCGCCGTCCCCGCTGCATAGAAGTTCCAGCGGTTTGAGCCAGAGGCGATGTTGCTGTAGAAGCCGTAGTTGTTGGTGGCTCCGGTCATACCGGAGTCAACTAAAAATCCAAATTGATTAGTTACTGTTGAGCCAGCGCCTATTGAAACTTGTTGCGCTTGAAAATGAACTGCGTTGCCAAGCGTAAACGACGCCGCTTGCGTGTACAGAAGGCTTGTAAAACCTTGGTATATAGTTGTGGTGGTGCTTGGAACTGTTGCGCGATTGATAAACGCAAGCGAAGCGGTGCTGCTTGAAGGAAGTGTTCCTCTAATAGCAAATTTATCAGTAGGGTCTGCCGCCCCTCCAATACCGACGCTGCCGATGGCGTCAATGGTTATGCGAGCGGTTGCGTCAGTTCCCAACTGCATCGCGTTGGTGCTGTGGTTGTAGTTCAAAAAGCCGCGATAACCGTCAGCGCCTGTCGTTACCGTATCGCCAAAGTGAATTGATCCAACGCCCGCAGTTCCAGAATAAATCGTCATTCCGGTGTTGCCGGAACCAGAGCCGACAACTAACGGCAAGCCTGCGGCATTGAACCCGCTAGATGCTGTATTGACCAGCAAATTCCCCGACGTATCCAGCCGCATACGCTCGCTGCCGCCGGTAACCCATGCCATTGGTAACAACGTACCGGTGCCAGCGTTTGTGGCTCTAAACGCTGCAACAGTTGATTCGCAAGCAAGAGTTAAATACGACGCATTGTTTGCGTCTGAAGAATTTAAAAGATTAAAGGCAGATGTCGTTGAGGTTCCATTTGGAAGAACCATCAATCTAGTAGCGCCATCTGTCGTGCTGGTCTGAAAAGCAAGCCGACTGGTAAGAGTCGCATTGGACATATCGCCCGTGATGCGCTGGCCGGTGGACGAGAAGGTGAGGTTGCCGGTCGTGATCGTCGCCGTGCCTGCGTTCAACGAGGCAATAGAAGCGTTAGTCACCGTCAACCCTGTGACTACCGCTGTGCCGACGTTGGCAGACGCGACCGACGCCCCCGTGGCCGTCAAGGTTGTGGCAACTGCGTTGCCAAGGTTAGCCGAGGCAATGCTGGCCGAGGTGCTGGTCAGGTTCGTGACCGTACCCGTAGTCACCAACGCTACCGCCGCATTAGCCGACGCAATAGACGCAGAGGTAGAGGTGAGGTTGGTCACCGTTCCCGTCGTAACAACCGCTGTGCCGACGTTAGCCGAGGCAATAGAGGCGCTGGTAGCCGTGAGGTTGGTAATTACCGCCACGCCTGCGTTGATGCTGGCGATTGAGGCAGCGGTAAACTGAAGGTTGCCGATATTAGCCGACGCAATGGACGCGCCAGAGGCGGTCAGGTTTGTCACCGTTGCCGTGGTCAACAGCGCCACGCCTGCATTAACCGAGGCAACCGAGGCGCTTGTTGCTGTCAAATTTGTAACGGTGCCGTTGGTAATAACGGCGGTGCCTAGGTTGGCAGAGGCAATAGATACGCCCGTCAACGAAAGTGACGAAATAACCGCATTGCCAAGATTGGCCGAGGCGATAGACGCGCCAGTTGCCGTCAAATTAGTGACAGCGGCGTTGACGATGGCAGCCGATCCAATGGACGCGTCAGACGACACCAAGTTGGTGACGGTGCCGTTTGTGATTAGCGCCACAGCGGCATTAGCTGACGCGATAGATGCCACAGGGATGTTGACCTTGCCGGTGACGTTTTGCACCGTCATGGCCAAGGTACCGTCATCAGCCTTGATGTTGGTCACTTCAAGATTGGTCAGTTCCAGCGTCGTTGCCGAGAACGTGCCAATAACCGCCACGCCAAGGTTGGCTGATGCAGCCGACAGATTGGTGGCAGTCAGGTTAGAGAACGTGCCAGCCGCAGGGGCTGCCCCGCCAATGGTCGTGGCGTCAATGGTGCCGCCATCAATGTTGACCGTTGTGGCGTTTAAGCTGTTAAGCGTGACAACGCCCGTGGAGTCGGCAATAGAGCCTGCCGCTGTGCCGTCTTTGGCTTTGAGGTTGGTTACCTCAAGGTTGGTGCTATCTACGGTCGTAGCGTTGACGGTGGTGATGTTGCCGGTCGTCGCGCCGAGGGTCGTAAACGTACCCGCAGCCGCAGAACCGTTACCGATCACCGTGCCGTCAATGGTGCCACCGTTGATGTCAGCGGTGGTAATGGAGCCAATGTCTGCCCACGTACCCGTGATGGAGACGTTGTTCGTCAGCGTCCAGCCGCTTGACTTGAAGTTGATCGTGTCAGCAGCGGCATCACCCACGGCGAGGTTGCCGTTAAGCGTGGACGTACCTGCAACGGTCAGCGTGCCCGACACGTTGAGGTTGGTGAAACTGTTGACGGGGCTGATTAACTGAAAGCGCGTGCCGTCGTACACCACGGCGATCATTTCGCCCGAAACAATGTCACCGGCTACAAGAGCGGTGGTGCCGTCTCGCGTGACGTTCTTTGCGCCGAGCGTGTCAATGTTGAGCGTGACAGCGCCCGTGTTGGTTGCTGGGGCGACAAAGTAATACACCGCACCCGTAACGTAAGCGACAAGGGCCGGGGTCAGCGATCCGGTCAGCGTGTCGGTTCCGGTCACCGTAACGAGGGCCGCGCCGTTGCTCTGAATCTGGGCAACCGTAGCGGCGTCCGTAGCAGCCGTACCTGTGGCAAGGTTCGTGATTTTGAACCCGCCCATCGGAATGTTGGCCGTTGGCGTACTCTGCCCGTCCTTGGTGATACAGGTCGTTAGACCGTTCGCAAGGTCGGCTGTCAGCGCGTTAAACGTGGTCGCGCTGATGACAGTATTGGCTACGACAGGCTGACCTGCCGAGTTGATGACAAATGTACCGCTGCCGTTAAAGCTCATCGTTTATCTCCTATTCCTGTCCTGCGCCGTAACCAGCGCCGAATGCGCCAATGCGACCCGACGCCTCTTGTGCGCGGCGTTGTGCCGCTGCGCGTCGCTCTAGGTACAAGCGCACATTACGCAATTCGTCTTGTGCAGGCTGGCCTTTTAGCAACAGCAATTCTGCTAATTGTTGACGCTGCCTTTCGTTCAATTTCTTGCCTTTGTCTTTGGCTGCAACAGCAGCGGCGCTGCTTAAAACGTCGCCTTGTGCAAGTTGCGCCGCCTGCAACGCTTTGGCAAGCGCACTTTGATCTTGCTCGCCCGCTCCTAAACGGAAGGTTTGCGACCCTTCACCCGCTCGGGCAGTCTTTTGCAGTTCTGCCTCACGCAACACCGTGGCTTGAAACTCGCGAAAGTTGTTGCCAAACACCAATCTCAATCGCTTTTGCATTGCGGGAGATTTCTGCAAGTTCATCAGCTTGGTTTGGCCTGCTGGCGTTCCTGCCTGATCCCTCAATGCTTGTGCAGCGCCAAGACGAAATGCTTGCAACTGCGCGGGTTCCATGTCGTCAATAATTTCGGCCAATTCCTCAACGTCTTGCGTCATTACGTCGCGGCCACGCTTCATGCCCTCGGCAATCTGCGTTTCGCTGCCAAAATTTTCGCGGGCAAGCTGATAAATGCTGCGGCCTTGGTCGTCTTTTGGCGAAATTTGATCAAGTTTCTCCGTCAATTCACGGCGCAAACCCGTATAAGCGCGGCTTTTCTCGGTTGCCTTACCAAATTCGCCCTTTGCGCCTTCCTCAATGTCGTAAAGCGCACGTTTCAGCGTGTCCAACACGCCAAACGGCACACGATCACCGGGGCGCAACTCGTTAAGGTTAAGTTTTTCGGGCATCCCCGACACTAACGCCAGTTCTTCTGCCTCGCTGTACGCTTTGCGAGCGCGATTCAGTATCTCGGCAAGTTTGGCGTCAACGGGGAAATCCAAATCTTGCAACTGGTTGTAGTACGGCGCTGATTTGGCTTTAGCTTGCTCTGTGTATTGGCGAACCGTAGCGCGGAAAGGCACTCCCTCTGCCTCAAGCAAGCGATCTGATGCCTCAATTAAACGATCACCACGGCGATTTACCAGCGGGCGAGTACCGCGCTCAATCATCCCCTCGGTAGAACCGGGCTGATTACGCAGCAACGCTAATTCGCTGCGCGTCGCAGAGCCAGTTGCGGCGATGGGAGCCTCTTGGCCAAGACCGCCGCCACGGGGGCGTTGCAGCCGAGCGGCAGCAATTTCGGTCGGGTCAGCCTCAACGCCGCTCGTCAGCGCAGTCAGTTCTTCTTGCAGCCGCGCTTTCAACTGTGACGGGCCGGGCAGCACTTTTAATTGACGCTCAATTTCGGCAATACGATCTTGCTTAGCAAGCGTGTCAGGCGGCATACGAGAGTACGCATCGCGCTGCAACAGCTGTGCAAGACGTTCCCGAGCGGGCTGCAATTCAAAATCGCGCTTCATGCTCGGCGTTACGCGGCGAATCAATGACCCACCGCCTTTAATTCCAAGTCCCGTTAAACCGCCCGTAGCAGTACCAACGCCCGTTCCATAGAGGATGTCCATGCCAAGCTGTGTCGGGTCTGTTGCTTCGCTTGCGCCTGCCGCGCTGACGGCGCTCTGCGCTGCAACGGGGGCAATGTACCGCCCAGCGCGAGAAGCGATGTTTGCGCCAACAGGCGCAGCAGAGCCACCCATGCTGATCGGCAACGTAGCCAAGCCACCAGCCATTTCTAGGCCAAGGGCAAGGTTTGGATTGGTTTCTGCAAAACGTTCTGTGCCGCCGCGCACGATGTCACGCGGAGCGGTGTAATCGGCGCGAGTTGGAGCAACATTGGTGCCGCCCATTGCGTAGGACTGCCCCATCTGCCCGAGAGCCGCAGCGCCCGCCAGTTCGTCCAACATATTGAACGTTGCGCCCTGCCCAAACGTCATTGCGCCTTGCGCTGTGGGCGATAAGTTTGCGCCCATTGTTCGCGCTGAAGTCGGTGGCGGCGTTAATTCTTCCCACTTTCCACCTCGGAAAATGTACCGCTGACCCGTTTCCTTGTTGGTAGCTGTTGCGCCTTCTTGGTAAGCCATGCTGATACCTCTTACCGACGATCCAACGTTGCGCCGGGAGGCAACTGACTGCCGTATGCAGGCGGCAAATCAATATTAGGCAACATTCCCGGCATACCACGGAAATTAGGCAGTTCTCGGTAACGCGCTCTAACCGCATTACTGCGAGTAATGTTGGCTCGCGCTGCTTTATCGTTCAAGTCAGCAAGGTAACGCAAATTTTTGTCAGTCATTTCAATCTTGCCAGCTGCGGCTTTTTCCAAGAACTCACGATCCTTGTCTGTAAATCCTTGACCCGAACCTAGCCCGCTTGTCTTAACAAGGGAAAGTGTTGCTTTGGCGAGATTTGCCGACAAATTCTCTGTAACGCTTGCACGATCACCCGCAATAAAGCCTGCACTTGCCAAACCTTTTTCAAGCGCAAGTCGTGCGGGCGCCCCTGTGCCGGTAATTGGGTTTTGCTGAAGCAAATCACGCACATTGTTTGCAACTTCAATTTGCCCCAATGCGGCTTCACCTGCTTTGATGGTTTCAAGGTCTTGCGCCGCAATGCCCTTGGCAAATTCATCAGACAATACGTTAGTTGTTCTTTCGCCCGGCAACACAATAGTCTTGTTGCCTTTGTTTTCAGTTATAAATCTTGAATATTTTGGGTCTTTAGACGCAATCAAATATTCTTCATAACTGCTTGGCAAATTAGGCGCTTTTGGCGGCTTTGCCAACGCAAACGGATCGCCCGTTTCTTGGTATTTCTGGCGGCTTTCTGGCGATGCCTCCATGATCGCCTCAAGGCTGACCTGCGGCTGACGCGACAGCATCAACTGTGCGTACCGCTGCGCCATTGGCGTACCGCCTGCCAATGCGCGGCTCAATGTTTCTTCGCGCTGTTGATACGTTGGCATAACCGTTTCGGTGACAGGCGGCGTGTACTTGCTGCCCATTTCCATTGGATCGCCAAACATATCGGGGGCGACGGTGCGCGTCTGTGGGCCAAGGTCGCGGCGCAGCGTTTCAAATGCCTCAAGGTCGGCCTGACGCGCTTTACCCTCGGCTTCTTCGGCTTTCTCGCCTAATTTCTTGGACGTATATGCCGACAACACGCGAGCAAGTGCGTTAGTTGGGGATGGCGTGGCACGAAAGCCTTGGAAAGTGTACGGCTCCTCGTCAGGCGTAAAAGCCTGCTGACGCAGCATTTCGGCCAACTGCTGTTGGCGCTGCGCCCTCATCATTTCTTCTTCGTAAGCTGACGGGGCGCGGAACGTGGGAACGGTGCGAACTTTATTCTGTGCCATAGTCAAAATCCCCTCTGTAGCCACCTCCCTGCGGGGTCGTTAAACCCGGAGAGCGTGGATAACCCTGTGCGCCGGGGCCGCGTGGGCGCTGCATCTGACCGCCAACTTGCGGCGACATTCTGCTGCCCATCGGGCGACCCATACCGCCCATTGGCATACCGCCTGCCACACCAGCCTGCTGCGGAGCAGCCATTGCACTCATAGACGGGTTGCTAATGGGGCCGCCGTACTGCTGCGGGCCGGGAGGGCCGTTAAAGTTCATGGATTGCGGGGCAACGCCAGGAGCAGAGTTAGGCGTTGCTCCAGCATAAGCCGACGAGGGGCGCATTGGCTGCTGCATCCCCGGGCCGTTTAACGAGGAGTTGCGCTCTTGGGCAGCCAGCATCTGGGCTAACTGCTGCGGTCTACGATCTGGTGAAAATCCGTTCATGCTAACCCCTGCGTGTTCATGGGCGTTACGGTGTCATAAGTGTTGCGTCCAACGCTTTGGCCGACGCGGCGATTAGCCATTTGCCGCATTTTAAGCAGTTCTAACGGATCAACAGAGGCGCTTGGCGTCGCCATTGTCGGCATTGCGCCGTAATCGGTGCTGACCCGCTGGTTAGCCTCCTGCATTGCCAGCATTTCTGCCAATCGCTGTGCGTCGTTTCGCTCTTTGAAGGTTTTGGTGTACCGCATTAGAGCATCCCGTAGTTGACCATTTGGAAGCCAGCCGGATGCGTTACTACCGCCTCTGGCATCACAGATTCAACTTCGTCAGCCATGACGCCGCGCTGACGCTTGCCAAAGATGTCGTACTCGTACACGCCTATGCCGAGCGGATGCGTACCTACGCGCACGATGTTGGACTTCAAACGGCGATCTGACGCCATGATGGCTGCGCTACCGAGCGAGCCTGCAAGGTTGAACAACCCGCCCGCATTGCTCGCAGCCTGATTGGCTTGGATGCCATACCGCTGCATTGCGGCTGCGTCTTGCGCCTGACCACCTTGGAAGATGGGAGCAGGTGCAACGGTGACGCCGCTGTAGCCTTGGAATTGCGGCACGTTGACCTGACCGCCTGACAACAATGCGCTGATCTCGTTGACCGGAATGCTTCGCATAGCCGCCTGCTGCGCCAACGCCTGCTGCACAGCCGTGTTGTAAAACTGCTGATTGGCAATGTTCTGCTGGAACTGCTGTTGCTGCGCTTGGTTGAAGAATGCGGCACCGGCTTGCTGCTGTGCCTGATTCTGCGCCAGAGCGGCGTTCTGCGCGGATTGAATATCCATCTGTTGACCGAAACGCTGTTGTTGTGCGGCGTTTGCGGCAGCCTGACGCGCCAATTCCTGTTGATAAGCCTGCGCCTGCGCTTGGTTGTAGAACTGCGCTTGCTCCTGCGACTGACCGACCTGCTGGGCTTGACGCGCAAGATTGGCCTGCTGTGCGGCCAGTTGCTGCTGGAAGTTTTGTCCTGCGGCGGCATTGGCAAGCTGCTGTGCCTGCTGCCCCATGCCAAATTGCTGCAACAACGCTTCTCGGTTGAATTGACCAGCGCCAAGTGCTTGTTGGTAATTTTGCGCGATAGCCGCGTTTTGAGCCTGCTGCGCGGCAAGAGCCTGCTGGAAATTCTGCCCAATGGCCTGATTTTGCGCTTGTGCAGCTTGCTGACCCGTTTGGAAGGTTGCCAGTTGCGCTTCGCGGCCAAACTCTCCCGCAGCAACGCGCTGCAAGAAGTTCTGCTGCTGCGCGGCATTGCCCTGCTGTGCGGCAGCCAATGCTTGCTGGAAATTTTGCGCTTGCGCTTGATTTTGCGCCTGTTGGGCAGCCTGCTGCATTTCAAACTGCTGGCCAGTAAGTCCTGCTGCCGCTTGTGCGCCAGTAACTGCCTGCCCAAACTGCTGCGCTTGCGCTGCTCGCTGCGCTTCCTCGGTCGCCAGCACATTTTGAATGTTTTGCTGGGCTGCCTGATTTTGAAGCTGCTGCGCGGCTTGGCCTTGGGCAAAGTTTTGCGCGATAGCCTGATTGATAGCCTGCTGGGCTGCTTGCTGCGTCTCAAACCCAGCCAATGCACCCTCACGGCTGAACTGCTGCATGGCCATCTGCTGGCCAAATCCTTGCTGTTGCGCTTGGTTTTGTGCCTGTTGTGCAGCCAACGCCTGCTGATAGTTTTGCTGAGTGGCTTGATTTGCCATCTGCTGTGCAGATTGCCCCATGCCAAACGACGCGAGTTGCGCTTCGCGTCCAAATTCGCCTGCCGCAAGGCGTTGCTGGAACGCCTGCTGTTGCGCCATGTTCTGCGCTGACTGCGCGGCAAGACTCTGTTGGAAGTTCTGCGACAACGCTTGGTTGTACAATCCCAAACCCTGTGCGCCAGCGCCAAACTGTGCCAATGCGGCTTGGTTTGCAAAGCCGGCAAGCGTCTGCTGCTCGGAAAGCCCCTGCTGACGCATCTGCGCGTCTAGGCCAATGCCCTGCGCGGCGGCTTGCAGCAAAAGGTCGTTTTCCTTCTGCATCTGCGCCGACATGGCAGAGTTGTACGCCTCGCCACCCGGTCGCAAGCCTTGGTTAATCAGCTGCGTCTGAAGCTGCTGACGTTCGCCCTGCAACTGCGGCGACAAGCGCGACAGGATCGCTTGTTGCGCCGTCATGCCTGCGTTGACCGGCATAGCGGCAAGGTTTTGTGTGGCTAACTGGCGCTGAAGTTCTGGCGTAGCAAGGTCGCCACGGGCATACCCAAACCGACCTTCCTGCACGTTGCGGGCAACATCGCCAACGCCTGACAAATTTAGGTTTTGGTCAATTTGACCCGCAGCTGGGCCGCGTCCTGCTAGGCCGTAATCGCCCATGCTTGGAGCGTTTGCAATCTGCCCAAGTTGCGCGGCATTAAAGCCGCCAAACTGAACGCCAGCGGGGCCGCCGCCTGCCATGCCATACAGGCCAGCTGATGGGCCACCGCCAAGTTGCGCCAACATGGACGGCGAAAGGCCGCCAAGAATTTGACCTACATTGGCAAGATTCAAGCCCTGTATCTGCGGAGCGCCAACGCCGCCGTATGCGGCAAACTGTCCTGCGCTCGGGCCGCCTTGCGCCATGCCAAGACCCGACAGGTCAAGGCCGCCAAATTGCATACCAGCAGGGCCGCCCGTTGCAGTACCAAACGCTTGACCGCCCGGAGCTGACTGCGAATAGAAACGCGATTCGTCAAATTGCCCAAGGTTGGTTGGTGCGGCAGGGCCAGCGCCCGCTTGCTGCCCCGGCCCAACCTGACCCGGCAATCCTTCGGTGTAATACCCCGCCATCGGGGAATACACGCCCTGCGGAGCACCCGCTATTTCGCCACCTGCGCCCTGACCAAGCGCACCGGCATATCCCATCATCGGATAACCGCGCTGAATGTCACCCGCACCGGCTACGTCATAGCGCAAGCCGGGGATGTTGCGGGCGTCAAACGCAGAGGCAATGCCGAGGTTACCAAGCCCACTCGCCGCACCCGACGCTGCCTGCGACATATACAACTGCGCCAGCTCTTGCTGACGCAATGCGGCTTCGGCGTTCGGATTGATAGTTTGGCGAACAGTCGGCTGCTCAATAAACGTCGTAAATTGATCTTCAGAGGGCGCTTCACCAGCCATTTCTGGGTTGCTAAACAACCGCTGCTGGTAAGCCTCCATCGCCTTGTTGTAGGCGTCTTTATCAACCGTTGGCGTCTTTGTCCATTCAACGGTCTGCGTACCCGTGGGCGAATAAATATTCGGATTGGACATATACGCCGACTGTCTGGCGGCGGCCATGTTGGCCTCACCCTGCTTGATCGCAAGGGTGGTGTAGTCAGGCGCTGGTGGCGGTGCTGGTGATTTTTTGCCCATACCTCGGCTCCAAGAAACGACACTTGTCAGGTGTCAGAGTCATCAAAACAATGTCTCCAGAATCGTGCGCGGCGTCTTTAATTCGCGCTTCTTCCGAAAACCCCATCTTGCTGACCAATGCGAGCGCCCGGGTATGGTTGCTGCTGATTGGCCCTATTATCTTATCAACTCCTGCGACGTTGTACGCATAATCGTAAACGGCAGCCATGTAAGTCGGGGTAACCCGTTCCCACGCGATGTGGCAAACGACGGATCGCCCGTTCCAATTCTCGTAAACGGTTCCGGCAACGAGCTTGCCGTCGCGTTCAAGCCCAATGGCAACTGACCGATTCGGGTCAAACGCCCCTTCGGTCTGGGCGGTTACCCATGCCCCAACGTGGGGGCCGCTGACTATATTCCAGCCCATCCGATTTGATACACAACGTCAGTTGATGCCCATTGAATCTGTAAGTTTTTACTGCTGCTCGTAAACGAAATAGCGCCCGAGTAGCCCAAACCTGTCACGCCGGATTGGTTGTTCGTGATGACCACATCCGAACCCCACAACGCCACATCCCATGAGCCAATGCCCCACAACCCTGCGGTGGTGGGCGAGAACGACAGCGCGCCCGTCTGGTCTACCGTCTGAAAATCGGTGTTAATGCCAATGACGATCTGCGGCTGACCGTTGCTAAAAATGCTTGGGCGTGCGCGGGTGAAGTATTTGATGACGCCACGCGTTTCAAAGTAGTTGAACGCTTGCAACGCCTTGGTCGGGATCGGCTCCCCGTCGTCCATATAGCCGTTGTCGCCCGTTGTCCACGCCTTTGAAACGTAGGTATTGCCGCCAAAGTACGGCTCACTTCCTACCAACGCCCACGAACTTGCGTTCCAGCCCGTAAAGTTACACCACGCTTTTGTGATGTTGTTCATCACAAACTGCTGTTGCCCGGTGCTGACTGGCACGTTGACGATTAGGGCGTTGTTGAGCGGGTTATAGAGCAGCGCCCAGCCAAACGTGTCTTTATACGTGCGTGCTGCTGACGCAAATGCGCCCTGTATCTTGTCTGACAACGCAATGTTGGGGTCAAGGCGCGACGATTGCAGCGCAGAGGCAAACGGGATCAAACCGTCCAACGTCAGAATCAGCAGGTCACCACCGTACTTGGTCACGCAGCGCCGACTGATTGGCTGGCCGATGATCCACACGCCAATAAGCGACCATGTAGAGGCACTGGATGGGTCTGTGCCGCGATATACGGCCACTTCGCCCTTGTCGCTAATCAACACAAGGTTGTCGTCAACGCCGTAGCCTGCGTCAATCGTCCACGTTGCCATCGCCGTGAGTTTGCCGCCCAAGTGCATGACGCTAGACAGGTCAAGCACGTTAGCCGCGCCACCGACTGACGCAACCGGCAAATACCATGCTTTTAGGGTGTCTTTTTGAATAAACCACATTCTGTTTTTGAACAGCGTGGGGCTTTCCAAGTCAGTTGTAGTAACGCCCGTAATAGCAGGCGTGGATACGCCATCAATCGGCGTCCATGTTGTGCCGTTGTACAGCAACGGTTTGTCTACGCCGTTAGCAGCATAAAGGTAACTGCCGCCGCCCGTAGTTACGTTGGTGTATTCCCATGCGGAGTTAGAAAGGCTGGCGACTAGCGCCGATCCTGCCGTGCCCGCAGAGGTAACGTCGTAAATGTTGCCAGTAGAAATAGCAAACAACTTGATGGTGTTGCCTGCGTTGTACGTTATCAACGTATCAACGGTTCCCGGTAACCCAACCTTGTGTTTGGTGTATCCACCGCGCAAATTCACGTTGGAAACGCTCGGAAACATATTCTCCAAGTACACGGCATCCGTAGGAGCCATGTTGGCGAGTGCGTCCCGAGCGTTCCAGCCACCCACCGGGGCAGGCAACGACGCCACGTTGGCGGTCGTTTTCTGAATTAGCCGCCTGCGAACGGGCGATGCCATTATTGGCTGTCCGTGCCGTAGCCGCTGTCAGGGATGTTGTCGTACCCGATAAGCACGGTTCCCGGTCGCGGGGCAAAGGAAAGGTTGGCGGCGGCCACATCCTGCGCAATAGCGGTTTCCAGTTCTGCGATGTAATCGCGGTACAGCGCGGTAGTGTCAAAGCCCTTGGCCTCAAAGTATTTGAGTTTGGTGCCAAGCACCATCACGCGATCAGGGTAAATGCAGGTGTCGGTATCAGCCGTAAAACTGGTTTTTGCTACGCCAAGGGCGTTGTTGACCCAAGCGTTGCTGCGGTACTCAAAGCCGAGCAACTCGCCAGCGTTCATACCCGGCCAAATCTGGAAGTATTTGCCGAGCAATCGCCAACGGATACGTGGGCCGGTGCTGATATAACCCGACAGCAGCCATTCCCATTGCTGTGCGCTCTCGGGGCCGAGCATTTCCCAACGCTTGCTCTTATCCCAATGCGTGCGGTTGACCGTGCTGTTGTAGTCGGCAGGCAGGTCGTATTTGACCTTCTGGAATATCAACTGCCCGTCAATTTGCGCTTCGGTAGGGGCGTAGTTCAGCGTAAGGCTAGTGTTGCCCGTTACAGCGGTGACGTAAGTGGCATTGGGGATGCCAACGCCCTGCACCTGATACGTCGTGTCTAGTCCCACGGTAGAGGGAATACTGGTCACGGTATACGACGTTGTTGACCACGTTCCGGTGGTCGTAATCGCCTCGGTGTAAAACGTGTGCTGTTTGGTCAGTTCTCGCCAATCAGCACGACGGAGCAATTCATAGCCGCAAGCGTTCATCAACGCGAGTAACTGGATAACGTCCTGACTGGCGTTACCTGCGACCGTGGAAGGAGTCGGAATACCCAACTCGTTTGTGCATTGCTGCACTAATTGCACCATCGTGCTGCCCATACTATGCCTCCGCTAATTTTGGCGGCCTGCCACGACGCTTCGGCTCGTCGTTGAGCAATGACGCCATTTGCGCTTGCAGTTCCGCAAGCTGCTTTTTGGTGTCCTCAAGCTCCGCATTCGTTTCGTTGCGGTTCTTGCGGTTAAGGTACAAACGTGCGCGGTCGCGCAATCCAATGCCACCCATGCCGACGCGCTGTAGTTGGGCGTCCGAGGCAAGGGCAAGTTGCTCCACCGTGACAAATTTGAGGATGTTCAACTCTGCGATCTGGTCGCGGTTAATTTCATCGGGAGCGTCTTTGTTCCATTGAGACAGCGGGGTGCCAATCTGGGAGGCTGCGCCCTCGTTCTGCTGCATCTGGAAATACAACCATTGACGGGGGAAACGCTCCTTGTGGTCATCGCGCAACGGCTGGTCAAGGATATTGGTTTTGTCACCGGGTGCCATGATGCGAACGTAGGTTTTGCCTGCGTTTGCGCCTTCGTCGCGGGTGTAAAACTCAACGTGCAGTTGGGCGTCGGCGTTGTTGATGTCGCTATCTAATGGCATTGTCCTTGCTCCTGTGGGGATTACAGGTTGTTGACCTGTGTTACGGTACAAATGACCGAGGGGATTGCAGGCCATACGCTTGTGGCGCTGGCTGCAAGGATTCTAACGCTTGTGTCATCAACTGCCCACATCAACTCAACGTAGTTGGTGGGTTCAAGTTGGATGATGAAATTCCATGCCGCAACGGTACGCGCAGCGGTGCCTTGGATGGCAACCGTACTTGCTGTATTTGGCACATTAGTGCCGTTTTTACGCAGCCAAATGTAGACGTTACCTGCGCCGCCCGAGGTTTTATCTAACTGCGCCGAAAACTGGACGTTATAGACGCCTTGATAGTCCACAACAAGTCGGGAAGTGGGCGATCCGATAGACACGCCATTGCTGCTATCGGTGGTATTAAACGTCATGCCATAGGCGGTATTGATAGATGCCGCCGCTTGCAAAGACGTATCTGAAAAAGAACCGTAATGCAGAATAGGAACTGCTCGGCCAAACCCCTGCAATTCTTCCCAAACCGTGTTGCTAACGGCAAAGAACAAAGCCGAGCAACCCGTGTTGATTAGTCCAGAACCTACGCTATTGATGCTGCTGTTGGCGTCATAGGGGTACACCAGCAACGGGTTTGCACCGCCATTACGCACAATGATGGTTTCGCCCATTTCGGTAGGCGGCAGCTTAACGCCAGCGCCCGAGGCAACCGTTGTGATGTTGTTGTAAACGTAAGTCAGTTGCGTGGCGTTGCCCGCTGACGTTCCTGCTGCGCTTACCGAGGCATTACCGTCACCGCAAATGGAAACGGTGGACAGGCTGTTGACGCCTGACCCTAACACTCGGGAGGGGATCGCCATTAGGCCGCCTCGGCGCGTTCGTCACGCATCCGCATAATCTCGGCAATCAGTCCTGGCCCTTTCACGTTTAAGTTTAGGTCAGGCATGACTTCAAACAGTTTCTGAAACTCGTTGGCTTGCTGCGCCATTGCCATGTTGCAGTTGAACTTTTTGCCTGTCGGGCCGCCCACCCAAATGTCTACGGTCGCGCCGGGGGTAGCGCCACAGAACTTCTTGCGCCCGTCCGGGCTATTGCAAGAGTCGTAACCGTACATGGTGAAGTTACGGTAGCCGAGGATATATCCAATGTTGACGGCTCGCAGACCCGAAGTCGTGCCGCCGCCAATCGCTAGTTTGCCGGGGCCAATGGCTTCCATTTCGGGGCCGGGCGCCCATGAGTGCCACAGCAACACTTTCTTGCCATTAAGGTAGTCAAAGGTGGTGGGTGGGCAGCGCGAGGCTGGCATATACGTCGTGTGGTCGTTGAGGTGCTTAATGCCGCTGGTGCGGTCGCGTGGGTCAAGGTTGATCCACAGGTCAGGCTCTACGCCGTTCTCAACGAGGAAATCGTGTGTGGCCTTAATGGACACAATGGGGCGACCGGCTTTGCGGTGCGCCTTAATCTCGTCAATGTAATCAGGCATTGACCACCCGCTCGCCACCAACACCATGTGACCATCGTGTTTGATGGGAGCGAGGGTCAACTCTGGCAGACCACGGGCAAGCGCAGAGCGGATATTGGAGCAAAGCTCCTCCTCCGTCCCTGCCGCCTGCACCGTGATCTCCAGCGGCTTCATTAGAAGCCCACAACGCCCGTGGCAACGTGCGGGTAGCCAGCGATGCAGGTCACCGCAGAAGCCGAGGCTGCTGAAGTGGTTGCAACGATGCCCGCGACAAGGCCGCCGGTTACCGTGGCGTCATCAAGAACGCCAGCGGTTGCGGTGGTGAACAGCGGAACGCTCGGCTCACAAGCCGCAGCCACGTTCACGCGAGGCTTACCGCCCAACTGCACCCAGCCGTAGTAGGCCGAGGCAATGGACACCTGCGCGAACCCGACAGCCTTGGAGGCAGCCGAGTTGGTCGTGGTGAGCGGAACTACCTTGTTGTCCACGCGAACGGAAACCGCCGCGTAGGTCGCACAAGTGGAAGCCGCCTGCACATAGATAGCCTGACCGCCATCGTCAAGGTTGACGACGGTGCCAAGGTTAAAGGCAGGCGACGAGTCCGTGTAGCCGAGAGAAACGCCAATGAGATTACTAGTAGAAACAGCCATTGTCGTTTACTCCTTAAGCAATCAAAACGCCTTGGAACTGGCTGCCCGAGCAGGTAAGGTTACCGGCCCAGCCAATCAGTTTCACAATGGCGTCTTGGTTGACGGCCTGACGCTCACCACCGATCGGAACGAAATTACGATCCTTGTGGGGGCGGAACATCAGGTACTTGGTGTTGAGGAACCACATATGGTTCGCGTTGCCCGAGCCGCTGTTGTACGTGCTGGAACCGATACCACCGTCCAACACAACGTCAGACGCCATACCGGCACCGTAGTACTTCAACGACGCGAAACCCGCGCCAGCCATGCCAGAACCACTCTCGGTAATACGCTGAATCGCTTGGAGCGACTGCAGGTAGAAACGATAGTAGTTGTTGTCGGCCACGATCAGGTCAGGCTTGTCGGTTCCACGAACCAACTGCACCGCGAGGGCATCCATGTAGCCCTGAATGGTCGTGCTGGAGACAGCGCCCGCACCACCGCCATCAGCGGAAGCGGAGAACTTCTTGGACTGCCAGAACGTCCACACACTTCTGTTTATTCCACCGTAGGTGCCAACAGTCGGGTCATCCGGCACAGCAGCAGCAAGACCCGTGAGGTTCTTACCCGCGTTGCCGGTGCCGTCGCCATACAGGTCACCGCTGATGCGGTTAGCCAGCTGGGCTTCGGCCACTTCCATGCGACCGTCAAGAAGGTCAATGATGGCCTCTTTACCCGAGTTCTGGATCATCTCCAGACCCGAGATGGTCACCGCAGAAGCGTACTGCGTGATGGAGAACTGCGCCGAGCTGATCGGGCTGTTCTGACCCACGTTCAGCACTTCGTAACCGGAGTAGCTGTTCGTGTTGTTCGTGGTCGGATCGGTGTACATGATTTCTTGGAGGATGACGTTTCCTCCCGAAAATACACGCACATTCCCACGCTCCTTAAGACGACGAAGCAACGCGTTGTTGTTCGTCACGTTGTCAGCGAGTTCACCGCTACGGCTCTGGATGGTGGTAGCAATGATGTCGCTGATACTTGAGTTGGCAAATGCCATTTGATGACTCCTTTATCAGTTAATTACAAACGCGGCTCTGTTTCGGAGAAAGCCTCCTCCAAGAGTGCGCGACGGTTTGCTGCCTTGGGAGCCGTGTTTGGGCCGGGTGTGGCACTTCTGACGCTCACCGCTGCTGCGCGGGCAGTTTTCGCTACCCGATTGGCCTCCTTCGCCTGTTTTGCAGCCACTTCAGCCTGTTGGGCTTTAAGCGTCTGTTCAAACAAGGTCGGGTCAAGCCGAATGGCCTTATCATAGGCTTCATCCAACGTCTGCGCGACCCCGCTCTGTAGGAGCTGGATCATCGTTGGTCGGACTTCTTCAAAATGATCGGCCTTCAAACTAAATTGGTTGATCTCGTTGAGCAGGGTCTGGTTTTCCACCATTTCCTGCTGCTGTTTCCAGCCCATGACCTCGCCACGGACTTTGTTCAGTTCGTTTTGCAGTTGGTAGACCATCGGATCAACGCTGTTTGGCGCTGCTGTGGGGGCTTGCCCCTGCATTGCGCCTAGGTTGATGCCGTAGCTCTGCGCCAACTGCGCGAAATACTGCATTTTGGTCTGCGGGTCGCTGTTGCGGAGCTTGTGATCAGCCTCCATCAACGCGGCAACAGCCTTTTCTGGCTGCAAGCCAAGCCCTTGAATCGTGTTCATGTAAGGGCTGATGGCTTCCTGCATCGCATCGGCAAACTGCGCCTTGGAGAGCAGCGGTTCCACGCCCGCTCGCATCTGCTCCTCGCGCTGCCATGCGTATTCCTGCATTTTCGGGTCGGCTTTCTGCCAAACCTCATGGAAATCCTTCTTCCACGACGCCGGGGGACGACGCCATACCGGCGGTTCTTCTTCCTCTACCTCGGGTTCTGCCTCCACTTTGGCGGGTTTAGCAAAACGCCCGCTCTCATCGCGTGATCTGGCCTCAATCGGCTCACCACGCTCGGCAGCCTCTAACTGCTCCTCCAGCATTGCCCTGCGGTCAATCGTTTCAGCCTGTGGGGCTTCCTGATTCTCAATGTCCATCTAGCCTCTCCTGTGGGGATTGGTGAAATTCAACTCTTGGCGTAACTGTCTGATGATGCGATCAGCTTGTTCGTTGGTCATGCGCTTGTTCACCTCATACTTGAGGCGTTCCATGCGCTCGTTTGACTGCTTTTCCCGCCGTATGTGTTTGGCGGGATCGTCGTTGCCTACCTCCTCACAACCGTGCGCCTTCAAATGGCGGCGGTGCTGTGAGCGTGAGGTAATCATGCTGCCGTCAACCATGCTTTTGTACGGCTGAATGTCGGGCTGCACGTAGTGATACTGACCCTTCTCGTCTTTGCGACGCTCTACAAACTCGCCATCAATAAAAACGTAGGTGCGTTTCATTGGTTAAACGTGGTTGGGGGTAGGGTCTTGTTCATCTGCGCGATGATTAGGCGCGTTTGGGCGTCCATGTCGGCTTTGTACTTGGCGGCTTCCTGCTGACTTTGCAGCTTCATAGCCTCCAACTGCGCCTCAAACTGCTGCTTCTGCTGCTCCATCGCCATCTTGGTCTGGTTCTTGAGCTGCTCCATCTGCATCTGCTGTTGCAGCTTGGCCTGCTGTAGCGCCGCCTCCATCTGCATACGCCCCTGCTCCATCTGACCCTTCTGCTGCAACTCGGCTTGCTTGCCCTGCTGCTCGCCATCAGGCTGCTGCTGTTGGGCGGCCTGTGCCAACTGTTGCAAGGTGGCGTCAATCTGACCCTCAATCGGGCGAGCGGCCTTGAACGCCTGCATACCAAAGCGCAGCAACTCCATCATCATCGGCACCATCTCGGGTGACGCCTGACCAACCGGGAGTGCTTGGGCTAGGAACCCACCAAACGCTTGTAGGAATTGCAGCCGATCCTGTTTGTTCTGGTTTTCGTCCAGCATCACAAGCGAGTCGGAGGCAATGTCTATGCGGAAGCTACGCAACGGCTTGTTGCGGATCAGTTCCAGCGCCTGCGGGATCAACTGTTGATCCGCTGGCGTCATCTGCTCGGCAGCGGCATACGCCAGAATCGTCTCTGGCTGGTAGTGCATACACATGACCTGCGCCTTCAGCCGGATGAGTTCGGCGGCAAACATCGCCACCTCCTCCTGCATGGAGCGCAGTCTTAATCCTGCGTACTGGCCTTTGATCTGTTGCGCCGTGGCCGTTTCTGAGGCTGCCGAGACACCTCGGATGATGTCTGCGATGCCCGTGATTTCGTAGATTTGGCTCTTGATGTCCTCGCGGGCGCGGTAGCAGTTGAGTAGGGCGTTGGCGAGCGTGTCCAGCGGGAGAAGGTCAATGCTGCCTTTAAGGCCGCCCTTCTCGCTGAAAGCCATCCACTTATCAACTGGAATAAGCGCATTGTTGTCGCCCTCCGTCATCAGGCGTTGTAGGGCAGGCTGGCTGGCGTCATATACGCCACGCACACGTAGCGATTTCACCAAACCGTCAATGCGGTCGGAAAGAATGTCCAACTCCATCGCCTGATCTTGGTACAGCACAAAGTCAGGAACGGGTACGAGCGTGTCGCTGGTCGTCGTGGCGTACAGCGGGCGTGGGCAGGGGAAGAACCCCTCAAGCCCCAGCGGGTCATCGCGGGTATCAATGACCTGCGGCATTCCCTTGCTGAACCAGTAAACCTTCTGGGTTTCCTTGTCCCAAAGTTCACAAATCTTTGCGCGATTATAGAGGCGCTTGTTTTCGTTGTAGGCGTTCAACGGCTCTGGGCCTTGGTCTAGCGGTATCTTGGCCGCCATTTCCTCGCCAAAACGCTCTACGAGCGCCTCGCGGGTCATGTAAACCCAGCGCCATACCTGTCCGACTTCTTCCCATGTGCGGGCGGTGCTGTGACCAAAGTCACGCCAATGAACGTAATCCACCGGGGCGCATTCGTACTCTATGCGCTCCATCTGCGGCGGTGCGCCCTCGCCCTGCTCAATGTTGCCGGTAACCGATACGCCGTCATCCTCAATGCCAATGGGGGCGGTGTGCGGTTCGTACCGTACCCATGCCGTGCCGCGTCCACCGAGGAACCGATCCTCTACGCAGTAAGACATGGTTGAGCGGTAATCGGGGTAATGCTCAATTTCAAAGTCAATGGCGCGTTCTAGCAGTTGTCCTGCCACGCGCCCCACGGGGTCGTTATCGCCAAAGCGGCGGCCAATGTCAGCCTTCGGGAGCTTGGCGTACACGGCAGGGCGTAGCGTCTGCACGTTTGACCAGAGGATGTTGAACTTCGCGGATTCGGTCAGCGTCTGCCCACGGGTATCGTCGCGGTAACGCTTGATGATCTTCTTGGTACGCGCCTGCCACTTGGCAAATTCGTTGTCGTACTGCCCGATGATGCGGAGGTACTTGTTCAGTTCCGGCTGTACCAATACGTCCATCAGGCTTTCCTCTCGTTACGACTGCTGATTGCCTTGGCTTTCGCCTTGGCCTCTGCCTTGCTGCCTGCGCCCCATGCCTTGAGGGCAAGAGCCAAGCGCGTAGGCTCGCCGTTCTTTTCCATCGGCCCTGGCATATTGCCCATGCGGGCGAGGAACGAGGCGCGGCGGGGGTTGTCGCCAGCTTTTACCGGGGGTTTCAACGTGCCACCCGTTTCGGCTTTGTAGGAGGCACGACCAGCGGCATTTAGACCGCCTTTTGGGTTCTTGCCTGCCTTACGCTGCCACGCTGCGCTCACTTGTTTTCCTTCTTAACCGTCTTGGCTGACTCGCGAAACGCCTTGGCAGTCGGCGCACCGGGGTCACCGGGCTTACGCATACGCTCGCCCGAGCCAGCCTTGATGCGCTCCTGCTTGGCGAGGATGTTGGCGTACAGGCCGGGCTTGCGGTTCATACGTAATCGCTGAACAAGCCGACAACGCGGCAGTTAGAGTTGCCCGAGCAGGTCGCGGTGATGCGGCCCTTGGTGCCAACTTCCAACGGGATCACATACACGCCAGCGGCCTGCGTGGCCGGGATGCTGACGAGGGTGACGCCGTTATCGCTAACGATGCAGGTGGCTTCTGTGTTGGTCTGCACGTTGACAACGACGCTGTGCAGGTACGCGCCAACGGTGCCAAACGTGCTGCTGCTCGTCGCGGCGATGGCAACGTAATTGTTCCGAGTCGGACTAATCGCGGTCATATCCTTGCCCTCCGAGAGCCTTGGCGGTCATGAACCGCCCACATATCGTTAAGAGTTACGGTGTTCTCTGGCCCGACGATCAGCGGTTTAGGCTCAAGGGTCGGGGTCTTGTCAGCCTGTTCTGCGTATGATACCGCAAGCATTCGGAAAGCGTCACTAGGGTGCGATGTCCAATCGTGGCGCGGTGACTGACGATAGGCTTTCTTATCTTCGTCGTACTCGCGTTGATACTGACGCAACGCCTCAATGCCCTCGCGGCACTTCTCTGCGTCAAACCACACACGCGGCAGAATCATACGCACAGCCTGTATGCCGCTCTGTACGCCAATGTCGGGAACGACAGCGAGTTTGGCGACATCTAGATGCGTAGCCAGCTGCTCAATAATGCTCTTGCCCGTTTGCAAGCTCTTGGCGCGGGCGTCATGCGGTAAGTAGTGTTTGGCGTAGCGGTACGGCTTCTGCGTCACCGTTTCGGCAATGTCGTAGATGTCAGCGCCAGAGACAGCGTGGAAGTCTATGACGCGCAGTTCCCCGCGCCCTAACTGATAGAACCAAATGGCGGTGTCGTCCCGATAACCCAAGTCCCACGCGGTGTACACAGGGTAATTCGGGTCGTACGGCACTTGGCAGATGCGTCCCTGCTGCTCTGCCTCTCGCATTTCCTTGCCGAAAAAAGCACCGAGGATCGCAGCCTCAAAGCTGCACTCGTACTCCTGTAGATACTGATCCTCGGCCAACTGCGCTCTGGCGGCGGCTAGTTCTGTCGCCGGGAGAATCCCGCTGGATGTGGCGGGCAGGCGCAACAGGAACCACTCGCTAGGGATACGAGTGGCGGTTTCGTAAATCTCCCAAAACTGGTTCTTGCCTTTGGGCGTACCACCAAACACAGCCCACCCCTGCTTGTCTGACAGGGCAGGGCGTATGACGTTCCCGAATACGCTTGGCTTAAAGTCACCGTATTCGTCCATGTACACGCCCGAGAAGCCCAAGCCGCGCATAGCGTCAGCGTTGTCGGCACCGTAAAGACGTATCTGGCTGCCGTTCATCAGGGTGATGAGCAATTCCTGTTCGTTCTTGCTTTGGATGATTGGCTCTGCGAACTCTAGGAAGTATTGCCATGCCACAGCCTTGCTCTGGGAGCGGTAAGGGGCGATGTAGGCAAACAGCCCCCGATCCCCTTGATAAGTGATGGCGGCTCGGATGATGTCGTTGACGGCTGCAACTGTTTTACCGGCGCGACGATGGGCGACTAGGCAAGCCCACCGCTGCGTTCGGTTGTGGAACGGCATGAACGCCTTGCGAGGGCGGTAGGGGATGACTACTCGGGAGCCATCCATGTCACTTCCATCTTGATCTTCTCGCCGTTCTGCCCGGTGTGTTCGTGTCTAGCGAGCTTGGGTACGTGGTACTCAATGACATCCATCATGCAGCGCCATGCGGCTTCTGCGCCTTTTGTCTCGTAGATTTCGTCTAGCCAGATGTTAAGACGATGAGCATTGCCGTCTACAAGACGGGCTATTGCCTCTCTGGCCTCTGCGGTTGCCTTGTTGGGCGATCCTTTAGGTCTTGGCATGGCTTATTTATGCACAAATAAAACAATAGTTAAAGAGTCAGCGTCTCAACGCCTTGGCGAGTCGCACATTTATGGGTTCAAACACGGTGGCAACCTTGGCCTCGGGGCTGAAATACCCGCTATAGCCATAAGTTCGCATCAAA